TTCAATGTTTGCCAAAGAATGCTTTACATCTCCCTTTCTTTTATAGGTTTTGCAGAACTTCCTATCAGTTCGTTTAACAAATTTACTAAATGATTTAACGAAGTTTGATTATTTAGTACTTCAGGTAGTCCTGACCAAGAGCAACAATATGCTAATAAATTTGCATTGACTACATTTTCAACATATGTAAAATCCCCCGATGTTTTACCATTTCCATATATTACAGGATTTTTCCCTTTTAAAATCATGTTGATGAATTGAGGAATAACTGCAGAATAATGTGAATCTGTTCTTTGATTAGGCCCCAAAACATTGAAATATCTTAAAGAAATAATTTCTAAACCATAAGAGTAAAAAAACTAATTCCATAGTATTCTTGAGCTATCTAGAAAATTGAGGAAAATACTCATTTTATTATCTTTTTTATTTTTTGAAATTTCCAAATTTCTTACTATACATTCTAGTTACCTACTCACCTCACAGTTCATTTGCTTTAGTTAATATACACTTATGGGCATATCCGAGTATAAGTAACTTTGTTTTTTCAATAGAAAGGTTAATTGAAACTGCTTCTAAAGAATCTGTTTTAAAGGGGACTTTAGCAAATGCTTTAAATGCATCAATCATAGATTTGCAAAATTTTTTGACTGTTAACTCTGTGGATGAAAGTAAAGCTGCTTTAGAACGTTGGTTATTAAAGTCAAAACACTTTAATAATGAAACTTTGGCATTTTTAAAAAATGAGATAATAAATACTTTAAAGGTAGATAATCATTTAAGACATACAGAAGAGAATAAATGTAGAAAAGCAGGTAAAGATTCCTGGGGAACAGGAGGACAATATGCAGGAGGAACTGTTGGAGCTTTAGCTGCGGGAGGTTATGCGGCTTACGGTTTAGCAGCAAAATCAACACTTGCGCTAACTCTCAAAGTTGCAGCAAGCATCGGTGGGCCGGCTGTTATTGGAGCAGTAGGAGGCGCGTTAGTAATAGGTAAAGTGTGTTCCTATATTGGAGGAGCAGTTGGCGCAGTTAATAGACGAAAAGTTGCTGAAGAAAAAATTGCGCAAAAAGCTAAAGAATATTTAAAAACTTCTAAAGAATTTGAAATAAAAACAGATGTATATGCAGATACAATAGAGCAAGTTTTTGATAAAATAACTTTAAGTGAATGGAAGAATAATGATATTTTATTAGCTAGACTGAATTTTGACTCATTATATCACGAAACCTATACAGAATTTAGAAAAGAAGGTTTTTATTATGATAAAGAAACTATAGCGTCAAAATTCAAGAAAGTATCAGAAAGACTAATTAAATTAATGAAAGATTATAATATAGGAAAGGATCTATAATCATGTTTAAAAAAATATTATCCGTAATTTTAATTTTTATTTTATTCATGTTTCCTATGCAAAAGTGTGTAATCGGTGCGTCTTGCGATGATAAAAATGAGCAAGGCAACTATGCAGATTATTATTGCGCTTACGAAGAAGGAAAACGATTATTATCTAAAGAAAATAAAGACTATGTAGAGATGAAAAATATAGGTGAAAACGCGGATGAATCTTTGTATTTCTTCAGTTACCGTGCTCTTGATAAAATATTAAATAAATTTAAAATATACTCAGAGAAGGAAATAGAAAATCCGTTACCTTTAGTCGTAAACTGTAAGTCTAATTCAGCACTTTTCGTGGATATGTTATTAATACTTTTAGCAAAGACAGCAGGTGCAACAATAGGAATAGGCCTAACACTATTAGCAAATGCTTTAGGGACCTTTCGATATATTCCTAATATAGATCGCCGTATTGAACGCATTCCAGGAATGAAAAAAATATTTAACAAAATTCCTAATATGGTTAAGAATATTCCTGTTAACAAATTTATGGTTCTTTTAGGTGGGCTAAGTGGAGCTGCAGCAGACACCTCTTCTGGCGATTCAAATACTGATATTGATATGGAGATAAATGAAGAATTTTTAAAGAACAAACTGGAACTCAAAAAAGATATTAATGATAATATTTATGCATTAAAAAGTTTGTTGGCTCAAATTTCTGATAATGAGCATTATAAAAATGATTTTGTATTTTTTAATTTTTCACCATCAACTGTTTTTGCAGAGTTTAATAAGGCCGATTTAAGTTATAGTGAAGAAGAAAAAGATTCATTTAATAAAACTTTTGAAAAAATTAAGCAAGAGTTAAATACATTGCTGAATGGTAAAGAAGTTTAATTTTATTAATAAAATATAGTATATTTGTTCGATTATAGTCCATATATACAATAACAAAAATAAAATGCACAGTAATTATATACTTTGAACAAAAATGGAAATTTTGCTTTTTTAGAAATAAAACTCAATTTTTTTATTCTATAAAATTGACTACCAGGTTTTAATTTTATTGCATTTATTGCAACAGAATGGAGAGCTGTTATGAAAAAGATTCTTTCAATTGTGATGTCGTCAGTAATTTTATTCAATGGTACAGAAGTTTCTTTTGCAGAAAATATTACAAACGGCAATGGTAAAACTACAACAAGCCAAGAAACAGCAGAATATTATGCACGAAAATCTATTGCGTCAGGAGAAAAAGACTACGCTATTTTAGAAAATTTAGGAGACTCAGGTAATGTAACATCATTTGTATTTGGTTTTAATGCATTAAATAAAATAATTCCTTTGATGAAAGAGCGATTTTGGAAACCAGTAGAAGAAATTGAAACAAGCTTAGATAAATTAAAAAAAGACAGTGAAACTACTTTAAAAGATAAGTTAAATTCTCTTTTTGGAATTACTGCGTTTACTGTACTCGGTAGCTCAATTGGTTATAGTCTTATATGTTTGTATCAAAAGTTGTCAGACACTATAACTTCTAACACCAATAAATCAAAAGTTGAAAAAACTTCATTAAAAGATCCGCAAAGTATTCTCTTGGAGAATGCAACGCCGGATGAAAATTTTTTATTAAAAGAATTGCAAAGTGTTTCCTTAAAAAAAAATATATCCAGAAAATCTAAAAAAGATAATAAAAAAATTTTAAACGTTATAAAGATATTTTCTGCAATTATTGGTGCATTTTGGGGATTTACATACAAATTAGGTTTAATTAAGGGACGTAGACTTGAAAATGAGAATAATCTTTTTGATTTAGAGGAAAAATTGTTGTATGCCAATAAGGCAAAACAAGCCCGCCTCGAAGAGTTAAAAATGTTACTCAAACAGGTAAAAGACATGATTGCACCTTCAAATCGTAATTTTTTTGAAAAAAGTATTTCATCTTTCGATTGTATCGTCTATTGGTTTGAAAAAACGCAACATAGCAACGTATATTTTGAAGGTTTTTTTAATAAATCAGATTATACCGAAGCAGAAAAAGCTGAGTTAAAAGAAAAATTTAATAAATTAGTCACCGACTTGGAAAATTTGATAAATTGTGAAAGGAAAAAAGAGGATATATAATGAATTGTAAAAAAATGATAACAACTTTAACAAGTTTGTTTATTTGCATTAATTCTATTAACTTTACAACATTTGCCGAAATTGATTTAACCCATACTTTTGTAGAAGAACGGGGCTTACAAGAAAACACATGGATAAATTTAAACTGTAAATCAAGTTCTCCAGCTTGTAAAAAATATTTGATTAGATATGAAGACGCTGAAAAACTTGAAAAAATCTTAAAAGAATTAATAAAAGAAAATAAGACAAACGACGATTTGATAAAGATATTACAAAAATCTGGAATTTTAATAATTAGTTTAGTTGGTATTGGAACAGGATTTTATTTGGCCCCATGGACAACTTTTGCAATTACAAGCGCAGCAACTTTAACAGAGCCAACAATTTGCAAAGTGTATAAAAGTGTAGTTGACCCAACTATGGATATCGTCGGTCTTATTCCTAAATTTTTAGTAAAAGTAGCAATTTGCATTAAAAATTGGTGGTATAAAAATAAGCCAATAAATGAACCTTCAAAAGGATTGTAGGCAATGCTATGGATATTATGTGTGGTGATAGAATGAGAGAAAACTTCAATGATGGAGTACTGGAGGGAACAAGAAAACTTATTTTTGGAGAAATTAATTCTACTGATGTTTCAATAAAAAATGAAAAAAGAGCCACCTTGATTTCAGCGATTAATATGTTTTACAATCAAATAAATAATAAACACTGGAAAGGTAACGATGTAATCGTTTTATCAACGGATTTCACACCAGGTAAAAGTGAAGTAAAAATAAAGTTTGATAAAACTTGGGCAAGCATAAAGTACGAAAATTTATTAGAAGAATATTTTAAAAATATTCATTTATGAAAGTTTTACATAAAACAAAGCACCGCATACTTTTTTAAAACTATATTTTTGATAACTTGCCAATTAAATCAAATATGGAATTTGCGAATTTAATTTAAACTGAGCCGGTAAATCTAGCCTATAAGCCACCGCTATAACGATACCTAAAGCTATACAGAAAAGCATCTGCCAGCAGAAATTTTCTTGCACGAAAAATTGGTTAAAGTATGTAATAATCGCTTCAATCAGAATTGCAAATGAAGCTATACCAAAGGTTTTGTTTTCCATCTCGTTCACCTCCATGTTGTTTTAAACTCAGATAAAATCGCGAGCAAAATTTCTTGAAATTCGCAAAAGGCTATGTTCGCGAATTGGTCTGTGCGACCACGCGCATGAATGCATCAGCGAAGCCGGCGTCTTTTGCTTTTTGCAGTTGTTTTTCTGCGTTTTCTTTGCTTGAATAAGCTCCAACCTGAACATAATATTTTGCTTTTTTGTCTGATTCTGATTGCGATATATTTTCTTTTATAGAAATTCCAAGTGTTCTTAAAATCCCCTTTGCATAGGCTACACCAAAGATTTTTTGCTTTTCAATTGTATCTGCGATTTTGACATCTGTCTCGTTGTCAACGAAAAATCCCTCGCAAATTACTGCGGGGCAAATCGTCTCGCGGATAAATGCGTAATAATCTTTTCCGCGTGAGTGCGCTAATTGTTAAGCAAAACCTCAGCGCGTCATGTCCAGCGAGGTCACCCGCCGCCAATAAATACTTTCATGTTAAACTCCCATTTAATTTTTATAAACTATAAATTTCGAACCAACTGCAATATTGTACTTAGAAAGGTATGAGGCACTGTATGTGTCATTCAAATTGCAAACAGAACCATCAGAAATTTTTTGAACTTTTGTTTCTGCAAAAATATAATCGCCATTAACCGTGCCACCCATATATGAGCCCAAACTATAATTTGCAACATTTACAGAAAGCACATCGATTTCGGATGATATCAATTCGCCATTTGATAAAATAGAATATTTCGTGCCGTAATTAATCTTTCTTGATATTGTTTTAGAACTGATATCAAATAGCAAAACACCGGTTGTTGACCAAGACTTATTACTTGTAATTAGAATATTTCCATTCGGCAATTCAAAAAAGTTTTTCCAATAAACTCCTTGCTCATAAATTTGTGTTATTGTCTTGCTTGAAGCGCTATATAACAAAACTCCTGCGAATGTACCATAGATACTTCCGATAATCAAGCAATCTCCATCTGGTAGGTCGTAAAAATCTGTCCAGCCAGGGTTAGCCTCATAAATACTTGTTAAAGTCTTATTTGTTGTATCATACAGCAAAACTCCACTCGCTCTATCTCCAGCAATAAGCCAATCTCCACCGGCAAGCTTATGGCCAAGTTCCCAAGAATAACCTGTTTCATATATTCTTGTGACTGTTTTTTCTGCGTAATTAAAATAAAGCATTCCTATATTTGAGACGCCAACTCCAGAAATGTTACTGCTTCCTATAAGGTAGTCATTGTTAGGTAACTCGAAAAAATTCTTCCACGAGGAACTTTCATCAAAAAGCTTTATAGCTGAATCGTCGCTAGCGTTGTAATATAAAATTCCCGCGGTACTACTTGTGTTGCTATTGGCAATTAAAAAATCACCATCTGGCAAGCTTTGATAGTGATTCCAACCGTAATCATTTATATTTAAAATTTTTGTAACCGTATCGGAACTTTCCTCATATAAAAACAGGCCAGCGCCTTGCCACGCATTTGCTCCAATTAAACATTTTCCCGGAGTAGGTTCAAAGAAGTATGCGAAACCATTTCCAGAATCATAAACCAGAGAAATACTTTTTGTTGCTGGACTGTATTTTAAAATACCCGAGGAGGACGAATATTCGCCGGATATCAAGTGTTCGCCATTATATAATTTGTAAACGTAGCGCCAATAATAGCCGGTTGAATAGGCTACCGTTATCTGATTTGTCGCAAGGTCATAAAGCAAAAGTCCAACACATGAGCTTGTGCTGGAACTAATCAAACAGTTTCCGTCAGACAATTCAGAAAAGTATCTCCAATTATATCCACTTTCATATGCTTTTGTTATCAACTTTGTCGAATGGTTAAATACATATATACCCGTTACAGAAGAAGCGGAATTGCTGATTAAGACATCTCCATTACTTAACTCATAGAAATATTCCCATTTATAGCCCTCATCATAAATTTTCGTAATAGACTTTTCTGAACTATTGTAAAATAGGATTCCCGTTATCTCGGAGTCACTTTTATTTACGATTAGACAGTCGCCATTTGCCAAAAGTTGAAATGTTGACCAATAGCCTTCGTTATATAATTTATAAAAGGAAAGGGTCTCTTTTTCAAAGTGCCAAACTCCAATATCCTCGCCATAACCGCTTATTAAAACATCCCCGTTTGGTAAGAAACAGGTATATTTTGTTGTACAACTCTTCAATTCTTCCGGCAATAATTTTTCTTCGAAATCGTAATTCTCTTTGGTTTTCTTTAGTTCACGCTGTTCTCTTCTTGATATAATCGCATTTCCCATCTAACTCACCACCTTTATCTGAATCGGAATCGCTGTAGTTGGCGCTTCTTCAAGGCAAGTCACAGTTATGCTACCGTTAGAAGTTTCGATTTTAGAAATAAGGCTCCAAGCTTCTAACTGGCTTAAAGCTGTATTTTTTGCGGTGTCCAGAACCACGTCAACAATCGGGTTGTCGGTGGCCAGGATTCCGTTCACCACAACGGTTTGAGTATACTCGCCAGTCTCTGCGGCTACCCAATTTGCGCCAATTTCTGCTGTATAAGTCACAGACGAACTTCCACCACCGCCACTGACGATTACATCGACAATGTTTTGGCTATCTGCCTCAAGCAACGTGCCGTTTACCTTGACGCCCTGAAGCGCTGAATCTGCCTTCGCGCCTTGCTCAGCTGTTGCTCCGCCAAGTTCGGAAACTTCGATATCTACAACATTTTCAGCATCGGGTATAATTAAACTGCCATTCAGCTTGACACCTTGAACCGCTAAGTCCGCTTTCATGCCTTGTTTTGCAGTTGCTGCGTTTATTTCTTGAGGCGTGTGGCTGTGGTTAATTTCAGCTGCCCAAACGTCTGCTGCAGTAAGTGCTATGTCAGATTCCAGGTTTTTGTTGTTGATTTTTCGCTCTTTCGGTACAGCTTCCAAATCCTCGATTGTTACGTTGACGTATCGGTTTAAGTCAGGCGAAACGTACACACCGTTGACTTGAATTCCTTGAATTGCATAGTCTGCTTTTTGGCCCTGTTCCTCTGTCGCAGCACCTATGTTTTTAGGTGTAACCGGTTTCCAAGAGTTGTCATTTCGCAGGAAAATAGAATTATCAGCAGCTTGCACCGAAGGAACGTGCTCGCCATGCTCGATAGCGGCAGCACCTATATCTGAAGCTGAAAGTGTAATATCTTCATTTAACGCTTTATCGTTTATCTTTCGCTCAACCGGCACCGCACCTATGTTTTCCGGCGTTATTACAACAGAGCGATTAAAATCCGGCTGAATGATTTTGCCGTTACCTTGAATTGATTGTATCGCTGAATCGGCCTTATTTCCTTGCTCAATTGAGGCTGCACCAATGTCGAGAGCAGTTATTGTTATGTTGCGGGACAGCGCTTTTTCGTTAATTGTTCTTGTAATTGGCACTGCTTCAATATTTTCAGGAGTGATATTAACGATTCGGCTTTCATCTGGCAAAATTGCCATTCCGTTCCCACGAATTCCTTGTATTGCGCTTTCAGCCTTAGAACCCTGGGCGCTTGAAGCGCCACCAACATCCGAGTAAGAAAGCGTTATGTCGCTTGACAGTTCCTTGTTGTTTACAGTTCTACCAATCGGCACAACGTTGAGGTTCTCCGGTGTCAAATTGACCACGTTGGCTGAATCTATCGGTAGCACTAAGCCATTTGCCTTTATGCCTTGAATCGCAGACTCCGCTTTTTCGCCCTGGGCTGCCGTTGCGTACTCCGAACCGTGTTTTCCATCAAGCAAATCAGCATCTAACCCGCAGCCTTCGCCATCCATGGACATGATTTTGCCCATGATATTTTCTTCAGAATACGCATCCATCACTTTCTTGACGTCAGCCAAAGCTTCGTCAAGCACCGTAAACTCCGATGTACTCTCGATTGCGGATTCAAAGTCAGTGCACCGAATAATCTCAATCGATAGGCCTTTTACTTTGAGCTTTGTAAGCTCTTCGTCTAAAATATCAATCTCGCAATCCCGCATAATGCCTGGCACAATCGACATTTGAGATGTCATCGCAAGATTTATAAGGCCTTTTTGAGCGTCGATAATCTCACAGTAGTTGAAAATCAAGTTCCCATCGGGTTTTGTGGCATAAAAAATGACGGTTTTGCCCGCCAGGTTGAATGCTTTTTTCTTATCTAGAATTTTAATCTCCAAAAATCGCGAATTCACTTCGCCTTGATTGACCTGCACTCGCACGTCATTAGGCTGCCAAACATTCAGTGTTATCGATTTTGTCGTCATTCAATTTCACCTCGCAAAATTTTATTTTCTTCTGGAGAAAGAAGAAGTTCGTCTGAGCTTTCGTCTTCCAAATTGTTAACTTTATAAATTAAATATCCTTTCGCCAAAAACTCATCGAATTTATCAGGATTAAGAAAAATCGCCGTTCCATTGCGTTTTGCCTTATAAACTTCCATCTTTTTTCACTCCCAAGTCATCACTTTTTACCGTTTGTTTTTCAATTTTTTCCTCAAAAACTTCAGGCATTTTTTTATTCATTTCTAAAATAAATTTTTCTAAATCCCGAGTTTTTAATTTTCTAATTTGGCATAATGTGCCTTCTAAAATTTTCTCCATAAGTCCCGCAGAAAGCCGACTCTCCTGCATTTTTTGATAAATAAATTCTTCAATTTCAGTCTGAATAATGTTTAATGCGTGCTCGATTGGTATGTTCAAAACAAAACCTCCTCTACAGACTCGTTGTCATCAAGCCTTTTGTGAACGTGATTGTCTTTGTGGTCCAAGAAATTGTACCGTCTCCGTTGTCAGAAATATTTGTGACAAACGTTTGGGGCGCGGATTGCCCTTGATAATATGTTCCACTTGCACCTGGGCCTAAATAATCAGCAACACCAAGTTTGGACGTTGCAATCACAAGTCCATTTGCCCCCGCAATCCGTGGCCCAGGGCTCCCATCAACCTGATGGTTAAACGAAATGTACCCCGATTCGCCGGAACTGTTTCCGCCAATTAACCGGCCATTGCTTAATTTTACGTATCCGTAAGTGCCGCCAGTCTCGAGTGTGCCGGAAATATCGGCACTTGTGCAGGTTATTTTTCCACTGCTGCTAAGCGTAAAATACGTTGATGAAATCGAAATTCGATTGCTCGAAATTGAAATTTGGTCGTTTTCCATGCTCAATTGGCTGCTCACGTCGCCCTTCGAAACTTTTAACGTAATATTTCTTGCATTCTGCGTTATTGACGACGAAAGCGTCTCTTCTGCACCCCGGGCACGCGTGATTTCTTCAGTAATTATGCTAGAAAGTTCACCATCAGCAGCCTTAAACTCCTGCGTAACCTTTTTTTAAGTATCGACAATCTCGCTGTTAATCGCAAACCTAGTCTCGCTATTGACTTTGTCGACGTACTGTCGCTGAATATCTCCATATTTTGGATTTGCATTGCCCAATGTGACTTTGTTGTATCGGCAAGACAGTGAATCAAACTCATAGCCGATGACTTTTGTCACTAAATCAATGTTTAATTTTTCATGATGCACACTGACTGAATCGCCAAGATAGACGGTTTCTAAAATAGAAAAATCCTTATACTCCTCGGTATCTTGAAGTGGCACAAACTCAACCGTAGCAGTAACTTGAGGTTTATCGACGCCGTTTTCAAATTCTTGGTTCGCCGCGTTTCGAAGTGCATTTAAAGCTTCCGTTTCACTCATTTTTTCATCTATTTTTATGTCAGAATAATGGATTCGAGTGACTTTTTCATTTACGTAATTGCCGATGAGCGGCGAGGCTACGTACTTTTCCGGCAATTTTAGAAGAGTTTGTCCATCTTCTTTGAGGCCTGTCGGCATGATTTTTGTTGCAACGCTTGATAAATCTGTTACAAATCTCAGGCCAGTCAGGTTTTTACGATATCTAATCGATACACCTCGGTCTGCTCCAACACGATTTTTCATTCTAATTTGGAAATTATCTCTCTCAATCTCACCGCCCCAAATTTCTATAAAAGAATTATCAGCGCCTAAAATTGCTTTGACCGGACTCATCATTTGATAATAGGCCGTCCCTTGTTTTGTGATGTCAGAACTGCCTACAAACGGCGTGTTTTCTAGGATTTTCGAGATTGCCAGAGTTCCATTTCCGGTTGGACGAGTGTCCTCTATGAAATAATCTAATAGGTCATAAAAAATGTGCCGGCAGTAAAACACTGGGTTTCCAATCATGTCAACGTCAGAGTTATAAACCCTGAAAAGCTGCTCTGATTTCGGCGTTGGCACTTTTATTATCTGTTCATTTTCAATCAGCTGGGAACCGCGTGGCATCGTGAGTTTCAGTGAATAGTCGCCGTTTATTTCTTCTGTTACAATTGCCTCAATCGGCTGCAAAACCATCAAGCCATTATGCGTAAAATCAGTTTCATTTTTCTTATATAGAATTATCATTGTTTCACTCCAAACTCTTTGTCGTCCGTTTAAACCGGGCTTTTCCGGGTTTCCAAAGGGCTTGCCCTTTGCGTCGTTTAGGAGAGTCCGAGAGGAATCGAAATCCTCTCGGGACGCTTTTTGGTTCGTTTTTGTCGTCACACAAAAATGAACATAAAAAATTAAATGTATCTCCAGTTTGGCTGTATTTCAAGCTTTGTAACATTCCCCAGCCATGTAATATGATTCTCACCAAGACTTAAAATTGGAAATTCTCCGCTCATTTTGTTGTTCATCGATGCTGCACCGTTATATGCATTTTGCATTTCGCTATCAATTGTAATTGAGCCTGCAATTTCTTTTAAAGAAATACTTTGATTGTTTACATATAGCGTTATATTTCCAGTTCCGAAAATTGTAATTATGGGCTCAGAGTCAACTGTTCCAATGTTAAAAAGGCTAAACGGCGCGGTTTTCGTTATCGTTTGTTCAAAAACATCGTAGCCGAACGGTTGGACTTCAAATTCAACAACAAAGCGCTTAAAATGCCGAATAACATGAGAAAATTCAATCTGATTTGCAACTCTTGCTTTGTACTTTCGGTCAGGTTCGCTGCTGAAAATTAGCCAACCCGAACCTTTAAAATGAGCGCAGATTTCATCAATTTTTTTCTTATCTTTTACAATAAATTCAGTACTTCGGATGTAACTTTCAAAAGCTCCGTCAGTTGTGGTTAAATTGCCGTGTCGGCCCGGAACTGTAAAGGTTTCGTCGCGCCTTTTTGGACTGATTTTTTCTGGACAACGTTCCATATAAAGCCCTAACTCAAGCGAATTTATGTCTTTAAATATGCAATAATTCAAATTGGTCTCAACCCCTTTTATCCCAGTGCAAAATTATTGCGGCGCGAATAAAACTCCAGCTCCTGAGCGAAAGCCTGGACATCCTGGGCACGATTATTCACAAAATTTTCGATGTGTACGGTGATTCCAGAGTTCCCGGAGACTTGCGGTTGGGCCGCAAAACCTTGATTGTATGCGACATTAAGCGTTGGCTCCACGCCGAACTCGGTTGGAATCGAATTTTGCATTTGCTTTGATACACTTTTCATGGAATCCGTAAAGCCCTCTCCTAGGCCAAGCGCTAAATTTTTGCCAATTTGCTCTTCAAACAATTTTGACGGTGAAGCAATTCCAAAAAAGCTTTTGATTCCATTTAAAATAGACTCTCCGAAACCTTTAATTTTATCTAAAACCCAATTTTTTGCGTCATTTATGCCGTTCCAAAGGCCTTGTACAAGATTTTTGCCAATATCAAGCATTTGCCCAGGCAATTCACAAAGTGTGCTCCAGATGCTGTTCACAAGGTTCTGCGCTGCGTTTATTCCGGCGGTCAAAAGCTGATTTTCCCACTCCGTTACGGCCGAAACAGCGCCGATAATTCCATCCCAAATCTTGCCCAGCAATTCGCTTACGAAGCTAATTATTGTGTTTACAAATTGCGGAGTCATCTCTGCTGCGGTGTTCAGAATATCGTTGAAGAAACTGCTAATATTTGTTATTGCATTCTGTAGCCATTCCCAAACTCTCGCGGGCAATTCTTTTATGATGTTTATTACTTGCGTTAAAAAGCTTTGCGAGCCTTGCGCTCCTTCGGCTTCGCTTTGGTCACCCCAACTTATAAATTTCCCGATGCACTCAGTCAAAATGTTCCACAAAAGCTCTGGAAGCCGCGCCAGCCCTTGGATTATCGCAGTTACAATTTGTGGCAACGCTTTTACAAGTTCGATGACAATTATTGGGATTGCTTCAACTAAAGCCATGAAAAGCTCGATTGAAGCACTAATTAAAAGTGGGATTGACTCGATTAGCGCGTCAATTATTGTTGTGATGATTGTCGGAAGATTTTGAACAAGTGCAGTGACAACTGTCGGAATCGCGTCAACCAGCGCCATCAGCAACTCTATACCGGTTTGCAAAATCAGCGAAACGTTCGCCAAAAGTGTATTAACCATCAAAATTACTGCGCTTACAATTGCGGGTACAAGTGATGGAAGTGCCTGTGTTATGCCATTTACGAGTGCCACTACAATTTGAATAGCCGCGTTTAACAATTCGGGTAGAGAGTTAATCAGCGCTTCGGCAAGCGTCAAAATTATCTGAACAGCTGCCGTTGTTATTTGCGCGATATTGGAAGAAAAAGTGTTAACCAAAATTGTGATAACGCTAGTCGCAATGGGCGCCAACTGCGGAAGCATGGCCATAATTCCGCTTGCAAAACTTGTTATGATTTGGCCTGCGGTCTCTGCGATTTGAGGCAAACTGTTCAGCAAGTCATTCGCCAAATTTACGACCATTTCAGTTAATTTTGAAAAGCCTGTTGACACGTCCATCGTGCCGGAAAACATACCATTGAAGATAGTTAAAGCCTCGTTGCAAATCGGTAAAAGTTTAGCACCTATGCCGGTTGCGAGATTTTCCATGTTGAGCTGAGCAATTCTGAGTTGATTTGCGTAACTGCCTGAAGTTCTGGCAAAATCTCCCTGTGCATCTGCCGAAACTGACATTAAATAGTTGTATCGTAAAGTCGCTTGCTCGGCTTGTGTCATGGAGTTGTAGGACTTATCGATGCCTTGAGACAATGCGAAAGCTTCTAAATTTGCAACCGACATATTGATGCCAAGCTGCTTTAAAGGCTCGGTTTCGCCGCTAATTCCAGCGCGGATTTTGTTGAATGCTTCTTCGTGTTCCAAGTTGTAAAACGAAGCAAAATCGCCAGCGAGTCCAACCATGTCGGTCGACATTGACAAAACTTGCTCGTCAGCAAGACCCATCGATTTAAACATTGCGCCAATTGTTCCGGTGTACTGTTTGGCTGAAAGTTCGCTCATACCATAGGCTCCGGCGGCTTTTGTCGCCCAATCGTTAATTATTCCCGCGCTTTCTTCAAAGGTAACATCAACTACGTTTTGAACTTCTTGTAAATCGCTCGCATTTTTTATTCCGCTTGAGACAAACTCGCCAAATTTTTTTGCAACGTCCATAATCGCAGAGCCAAGCGCTTTTATGCCGCTTATTATCGCGTCAGAAATTAAATTTGCCTTAATTAAATCACCGAGTTTAAGCGTTTTTTGTCCGGCATCATTCGCCGAATCGCCGAACTTTTTAAGCGTCTTCGAGTTATCCTCAGTAGCATTTTCGCTATCTTTGAGAGCTTTTTCGTTGTCTCCAAGTTCTTTTTCAAGCTTGATAAGCTCAGCTTCAGCTTTGTTGAGCGATATTTTCCAGGCATTCGTTTTTTTATCATTTTCCCCGTATTTTTCACTGGATTGCTCAAGAGCGCTCTTTAACGCCGTAATTTTTTCTTTTTGCTTATCGATTTGTTCAGCTAAGATTTTATTTCGAGAGGTGAGGGAAGAGGCGGATTTATCATTTTTAGAAAATTCAGCGGTAACTTTGCTCATCTCTGAGGCCATAACCTTAAGTTCGGAATTTATCTGTTTAATTGCTTCCCGATAGGCTTTTTCACCCTCAAGTTTTATCGTTCCGCCGAATGTATTTGAACCTGCCATATTTTCTCACCTCCCGTTAATTTGGCAGCCACTCATCGTTATCTGATGAATGGCTTTTTTCGTCTTTAAACAGCTGTTGCTGAACGCAAAAGTTATGGTATGCTCGAAAGTGCCTATACAAAAGACTCCATTTTTTCAGAGTCATATGGCCGACTTCTTTTTCGGTAAATCCGAGCATTTTTGTTCCCACAAACAAAATCCAAGAAAACTCGCAACGTGGCGTTGCATCCACGCTGCGCTCAACATTTTCAGCTGAATTTCTGTTTTTACTGCCCGCATTTAAAGCTTCTGCGGGCGGTTCGTGTTTTTTCCTACTTCGTCCATTTCCACGCTGTCCGATATCGTCGCCATAATTTTGTTTGCAGCTCCCGAAAGCCCGATTTCAGTCAAGATTCTGCCAGCCTTTTTCGAAGTTATTGCTTTTCGTTTTTCGCCGGTTCTTTCAGCTTCGATTTCTAGTCCCTCATTGATAGCTTCAGTGATAAAAAATTTCAAAGCTTTTATATCTGGCTCTCCATCACGTTGTATCAAGTTCGACCAAGCTTCGATTGTTCCGTATTTTTCTTGGATTGATTCCATGACGTTTAGTGTAAAAACTAGCGGGTACTTCTCAGTTTTAGTTTCTAAATAATTGATTTTATCGACCAAAAATCATCACTCCCCTGTAACTTCTGACTGTACAAAAAAGCCCTCTAACGCGGTGTTTGCCTCACTTTCTGTGTCGTAAACCTTGTGTTTTTCCCAGTCGCCGTCGTCGTTTTCAAAAATTGTCGCCTCAACCGATGGCGTCGTAAATTCTAAGCTATCGCCTTTCGTTTTTGCATCCGTCATGAATGGCTTAAATTTCATCTTAGGAAAAAATTCTACTTTGTACTTGAGAGCACCACCAACCATCTTTGGTACGATGTGCCCGAAACCAACATAAATTGGAACATCGTTCACATTCGATGTAACAACACCGGTCTCAGCATCTACGCTTTTGCCGAGAAGCTCGGCGAAAACCTCATCGTTATCGTCATCTATAC